CATATGCGGAAGCAATCTCACCAGACATACACTATTCACCCCATAATATTAATCTCGCGAGACACCCCGCCACCGGCACGAACACGCGCCAAAATATCGTCCACCTGCCCAGACGTAAACCGTGCCCTACGCTCATCCGTAGGCCTCGCCACAGGCTCCGGCTGCCCCTCACTATTAGCAGACCTGTAATGATCCAGCATGTCCAGCACAGCCCACTCGCACCACTCAAACGGGCGCTGCCAACCATTCAGGTGGGCCGCCAACTGGCTCGACGTATCGGTACACAACACGCCAGCCAGCCGGACAGCCTCACCCCAACACATCTGCGGGCCACCAACACTATAAACAGAAACACCAAACTTGGTGCGGAAATCGTATTCGATGGCCCCACGATAATCATCAATCAGGCCGTGGAGCCAAACTATTCCCCCAGCGAGGCACCCTTACCGTCAGGCTTGTATTCCATCCACTCACGGAAAATCTCGGCAACACGAACCATAGGAAGCCCCTCCAGGGCCTCCACAGCATCGGCTGGGGCGGCAGCCTCCAACATAGAAAACATCACCTCAACCTGGGCGAAATCCGCAGACTCACCCGACTGGGCAATCTTAGCTGCACGACGAAAAACGCGGGCAGGAACAGCCTGAGCCGTCTCCTCCGCATCCGCCAACACCCAGCTACGGTCACCAATCTTCAACATGTAACCTGTGTCACTCATCTATCAACAATCCCTCAAACTATGTGTATCAATGATCGGACGGCGGATTCGGATCCGGCTCAGGCTTCGGAGGATTCGGGGGAGTATCAGCTTTTAAAGCCGTCATCCACCCCCGACCAGACACCGCATTACCAGTCTTATTAATCTGAGCAGGGTAAGCCTTCAACGTCACACCATACCCGTACACTTCGCCATTCTTGCCCTTGATCTCGTCACGATCGATAAGCTCAACCTCAGGGAAATAGTAGCGAATAACCTGATCACCATCAACAATATCCATCAGTAAAGCGTGCACGCCAGTGGTGGCGCCTGGTGAAATATCGAACGAACCCGAATCGGATCCGGCAGTAACCTTCGACTGCCAAAACAGCTCGATAACCTCTTTCTTAGATTCGATCAGCTGGAAAGAAATCTCGATAGACGACTCCGTAGCCACAGTGCGAACAACATCCGCATTCTGCCAAGCCTTCAAATCATCCGTTTTACGCTCAGGCTTAATCTTAAACCCGTCATCAGACAGATACCCTAAAGCTGTAAGCCCGGAAGGAACCGCCTCCACACCCTTAATAGTATCACCCGCGTGCGCGTCACCAATATAAACGTCGCCAGTAACAGCAGAACGAACATTAGACGCTTTACGTGTTGCAACCATCACAACCCCCATTAAATATCAAACAATTACATTAAAACAAAAACAATAAGCTTATTCAGACTCCGCAGGCCTACATATCAGCTCGAACAGCGAATACACATCAAAACGTGCACCATCCACCAAAAGATCAGGACCAGTAGACCGTTTACAGTACACCACAGGGTCACCGTCCACACCATCAGCCAGGACAGCCTCCACTCGCCTGGCTAGCGACATAGCCCGGTCAGGCGTATCAGAAAACACGTTCACCCGAAGAAACACTCGCTCACGAACATGCAACTGTGGGCCACCATCCAACGCCAACCAAATCAAGTCACCGCTGAAATCGTCGGGTACCGTCCCCACACAGGGTATATCGGACAGCCAGCCATCATCCGCCAGAACACGTTTAGCCCACTTCCTGGGATCATCGTAGACGATCACGACGCAGCCCCAATCGACCGGGCCAGCGTGCCATGCTTCGCCTCAATACGCTTACCACCCTTATAGGTGGTGCCAATACGTGCCACAGCCTCAACACGGTGAACCTGCACCTCCGACGACAACCCTGCACGATACTGGGCCCTATCGTAAGCATTACCGCCCACATTCGCCGAGGCCGCACGCCGAACCCTCTCGCCACGCTCAGCCAACATCGACTGCACCCCAGAAGACTTCAACACCTCACGGATACCCGGCAAATTCAGCTTCACATTCACATCCTGAGCCACTACCTATCAGCCTTTCTTACGCTTCACATTAATCTGCGTACCAGCATCCCAGCCAGACATCGGATGATGCCACACGATAGGAGACCCGTCAGCCTCCCACACCACACCCCGGATACGCCACCGGCAACGATAACCGGCACCCTTGACAGGCTGCTTGAACAGCATCGACCAATGCTCATAATCCGAGTCACGGCCTGCCGCCTCATCCTCCTGCGAAACGGAAGCATAGATGGCCACGTTATGGTACACGGTTTCTACAGGATGACCCCAATCCTCAACCTTGTCTCCAAGATCATCGACACGAACAGTCGGCTGAAGCATCACAACCGTTTCACCATAAGGAAAACCGGTCATATCATATCTCCCACAAAGGGCCATCGTAGCCGTTAATATCAGATCCGCACGAGCAACCCTCACCCCACACGGTAGAACACACCTCAGAATGTGCATATCTACTATTAATGGTGGGGATGATAGTGAACGCTTTACCAGCCCCACTATTCCCCTCACACAGCTTCTTCAACGCAGCAATCTCGGAAGGCCACAACAAGTTCGTGGGAGTATTAGACCGTGTAGTCTGGGCGAACGGACCCGCAGACTCATACTGCACCTGACCAGCAACACCCGTATCATTCCAGCGCAACAAAGCCCTGCGCAGAATAGCCTTAGCGGCATCCTTGTATTTGAAATCCGGTTTAGCGATACAGGGGGCGACACTGACAGCCACAGCCTCCACATCGGCGATCATCGCCTCAAGCTTCTCTCGAGGAATATCGGCGAAAGGCTCAATATCCTCAGGCTTCAAAATGATACCCATCAACACCACCCCCTGCACACAGCATGAACATTATCGCAACAAATGAATCAGTTATCGGACGGCGGATTAGGCTTCGGGGCAGCCTTCTCCTTCACAACAGCAAACGAATCAAGCGACTCGATAGCCACATACAGCACAGCCTCGGCACGAACCATAACCTCATTATGGCCCTTCAGGTCACGCCCAGTCTGATCCGGATCGCCATACTCGATCAGTTCGATCGGGAAGTTACGCTGGAAACCCCAATGAACACGAGAGAAATCGCCAACAATAGCCTTCACGCCAGAGGCAGGCGACATCTCCGGGGCACCCGAAACAGTCGAAGAAGCACCAACATTCAGGCCACGCCAATTATCAAGGCCGGCAAACCCGGCGGCAGGATACATCGGCTGACCGGCAAGCGGCGACCCCTTCGGATACACCTCGGTAGACAGAGCAAACGAGAACGCCGGATCCAGAGCGACCCCGTTAGGAACCTGCAAACCAGCACCAGCGATAAGGCCGACAGCCTTAACAAGATCGGTCGTAGCGGAATCCGTGGCATCAACCGTCTTCGACGTCTTATCCAGCGACACCTTGACAGCAGCAGCAGGCTTACCCGTAGCAGGATCAACACCATGGAAAGCAATCAGATCCACGGCGCGACCAATAGAAGCGCCAAGAGCCGGGGAAATCAGATCCTGCAAAACACCCAGACGGTAATCGGCGTCAGCCCACATAAACTCGTCGCTTACGCGCTGCTGAGTCACAACCTTGATAGGCTGCGCAGTAAACGCCGAAACATCAACCGAAGCAGACGGCTTAACCTCGCCCTCACCAACAATCTTAGCGCGAGGAACACCACTAAACACGGCACCCTTCACAGGCCCGAAAATAGTCGGCTGCTCCGGCGAAAGCTTCGCCAAAACACCAGAGTCGATAGCACGGTCACGAACCGCACCAATCATAGAACCAGGAAGCTCAAGCTTCCCTGCAGAAAGAAAATCGTCAGCCATCACAAATCATCTCCTAGAATTATTGACAAGAGCATCCACAAACGCGATACCCTCACGTCGTTTAACATCATCAACGGGGGCACTCCCCGCAAGACGGCGCACACCCGCGCCACCACTACTATGGTCGATCAAACCCTTCAAAGCCTTAGCAGACTCCACCAGTGCTTCACGATCGTCACCGTGCAGAAAAGCGACAGCATCACCCGACAGGCCACACTCGGCAGCCACATCACGCTTCACACCCTCAAAAACAAACCCGTTGATCCTGTCTTCGAGTTCCTCATTCTTGCGGCGAAGCTCATCAATAGTAGATCCAGAATCGTCACTCGATGTACGAAGCCTCTCCAACTCGGCAAAATTACTTTTAGCACGAGACTCCCACTTACGAGCCTCAGCCTTCCAATCCGTGCCAGACGGCCCAGAAGCCTCACCCGTCACGGAAACATCACCGACATGATCATCGCCGGCAGCCTGCCCATCCTTCACAACATCAACAATGTCTCCACCCTTTCCGGGCACACCAGCATCATTGTCGACATTCTGTTCCTCAACACTCTGATCGGCCATAGCCTAACCTTACACTCCTTGCGGAAAACAACACAACATTGTTGACCCCCGTGCGGGAGACAACCCTGTGCACCGATAACCGGCGGCGCACAACCGGAAACCACATCAAATTATCTCATGCCGCCAACAGTACGCATAGCCTTCAAAATATTGCCAGGCGACTGCTGCAACCCATGATCATCAACCCACTCACGGGCCTTCTCATACGTCCTCTGATACTCGGCATCAGCCCTATTTGGTTCCCAAGGGCCAACAACCTCAACCACTGTACAACCACAATGATCATGATACTTCGAACCAAACGGGCGCTTACCGCCACGCTTATGACGCCGCGTATGACCGGTAGTGAGTGCCCTTTCCTTAGTCGTATAATCCGACCTCGTAGCCAACATGGCACAAAAAGCACACGGATCCCCATCCGTGACACGACGCCACGACCTACCCTGCGCACCCGCAGACCACTCAACCGTGTCACGGCCAGCATTCATGACAGCCCGATTAACACCCGCAGCCATCGCATCAATCGTGTCATTCGCCCTATCCGGGTCACTCTTAAGAATCTTCATAGTCGAAAACGACCTAGCCAACGCGGCGGCAGCATCAAACTCGTCATACACGATCAAACCAGGATCGACACCGTTAAGCTTCCGAAAATCCGACACGAATTTGGCCGCCAGCGACGCCGAACCATCATGGCCGGCACGCTCCAACTCGACACACAAACGAACATACTGCGTGTCACTCATCCTGCCGGCACGCCACAAACGACCCAACTCGGCATAATAGCCCGCATACTTCCCAGCAAACCTGACCGCCTCACGCTGATACCCGGTAGCAGCCAACCTCGACGCAACACCCGAAGCCATTCATCAAACCTCGTTAGTTTGACGAGAAATAGCCCCAGCCAATGCCGCCAACGGATCCGCAGATTCAGCACGATGACGCATCACAGCCTCAACCTGCACATCATCAAGCCCCAACATCTCCAACACCGTGCGAGAATCCGCCGGAAGAATACCGGCACCAACAAGCTTCGTCACAGCATCCGCTGTAGCCGCCCGAGTAGGTGTTGATGCATCACGCCAACGCAAACCAACATCACCAAAAAAATCGGCCTCATCAACACTCGAATCAAGCGCCCTGGCAGCCAGGAAACCAACCGACAACCAGCCCTGACCAAAAGACGTCTGACGCCGCTCAGCACGCTTCACAAGCCGAGACTCCTCGGCAGCCAAAGCCTCACCCGAAGGCGGATTAGACGTGATAAACCCGAAATAGCGTTCAGGAACAGCCGCCTCCCCAGCCGTCAACTGCGCCAACAGTCTCATCTGATCCGAATACGGTGTAGGCGAATTGACAGGAAACGACCCCACATTCGGGGTATCACCGTCATCATCCTTATCGACAGCCCACACAGAAGCCATCGACAGGACCCAGCCAGGCTGCGAAAACTCGTCAGCCGACACACCCGTAACCCACCTTTGCGGATAGGCGTAGAAGTCACGATTCACAGACTGCCCCAACAGTGTGCGCACAGCCTCATCCGTGTAAGCCCTAATAGACCTCGTAATCTCCGAACGCCCATCAATACGAGACGTCCTGCGCCGATTCACAACAGGCACCAACGGAACCGCACCCAACACATTCTCGATACGGCCCGTCTCAACCCACTCACGCGAACCCCGCCGCTCCACCTGAACAATCACATCAGGAAGCAACAACTCCGCCTCAACAACCTCAGGATCACACGTCTGCTGCACCACCAAACCCGCATCCAAACGAGACCCATCAGCAGAAAACCGGCCAGTACAATTCTTCGGCGACTGCGAACGAACAGAAACAGTGCCATCACCGCCAGGAATGATAGCCACAAACGACAAACCAAAAATCAGTGCATCAAGGTGGACGTCGCATGACGCGGTTGACAACCGATTCGCAGCATACACACCATCCAAACCGTAGCCGTCACCATTAGTCCAGCCAAGCCAATCCAGACGCTCCTCCAAAGCATCCACAGCTATCCCAGGCCACGACACAACCGTCTGCACCCGCTGCAACTCCGGAGGAATAGCCACCCCCAAATCACGCACCCGGCTAGAGCCCTCATAGTAGCCCTCAATACGGCAATGCCACGAAGACAACCTTTGGATACGATCGTACATGCCCTCAATCAAAGCCAACTCATCCGAGTTCATACCACAGACACCCGCTTCCTACCAGACCGTTCACGCCGCCTAGCCTTCGCCATCTTCGCACCAAGATACGCCAAAGACACAGCCTCCAAAGGAACCTCAGAACCATCCTTAAACGTGGAACCCCAGCCCCAAGCCGAACCCTTACGCTTCTGAACCGCCGACCTCACAGCAATCTCCAACATGTCACGGCGAGAATCAACACGAGGATGAGACACACTCCCAGACCTTACGCCTTCCAGGAAGGCTTGACACGCCTCCACATACACGCCAGTATCGGCAACCACAACACCCCGACCAGGAACACCACGATCAGTCAAAGCCTTCTGCAACAACACAGCACCCGAACCGGCAACCATAATCTTTTCCGTGTCACCCCAACGCAACGCAAGCCAATCAGCCAGCTGGCCTACACCATCCACAATCGTGCCAGACAGGCCATCAATAACCTCAACATGAACACCATCGCCAGTTTTACCGGCACCAGCCAAAGCAACACGATTACCAGAGCGAGAAAACGAAACCCCAAACACTTTCCCACCAACCAGACTCGCCTCATCCACAGCAGACTGCAACCATTTATCCGCCGGAATCACAGACGTAGCAGACTGGCCACGATCCCACCAGCCAAGCCGCTCCCGAGCAAACCCGGCAGCAGACATCGACTCATGCTCATCCGACACAGTCCCGAAATTCAGACGACGACCCAACGCAGGATTCGTATCCCCAGCCAACTTCCGCCACAACCTCGATAGATCATCCGGATCAGACTCGTCAGGAATCGAAAACTCCGTCCACGCAATCCTTTTACCACCAGACAACGCCTGCCCGCGAAGACGCAACACCACGCTACCGTCAGCTAAAGGCCCCGGAGGAGTCCCCAAAAAAATCTGCTGCGGATCACCAGACGGGGCAGCGCTCACGGTAGGAAGCAAAGCCTCCAACTGCTCATCCGACAACTCCTGAGCCTCATCGCAGACTAAATCATCAACCGTAAACCCGCGAGCAGAACCCCGAGAACGGGCCACAAACTCAACCGAACCCCAACCCGGACAGCCACACTTACGCTCAAACGTGGCACAATCCGGATGATGCAACACAATAGCCTCCTGGCCATTCGTCGCCCGACTCATCTTCACCATACGATACAAGTCAGGAAACTGCCGCTCATTCTCAAAAAACGAACGCAACCGCATAAACGCCTTACGGGCCGACTTCAACTCGTGAGCCGTATGCAAAATACGGCGACCCTGAATAGTCGCCTTAAACAACTCCACAATCTCCAAAATAGCATTCTTGCCATTCTGGCGAGGCACAAACACCCCACACACACC